AGCTGGTCGTATCTGGACGCTCATGGAAGAGAATCCGGACAAGCTTACGGGCCTGATCTTCCACGCAGTGAATGCTGAGATGGTCACACAGATGCTCGAAAAGAAAGGACTCCCCCTCAAGGCAAAGGTCACTGACGACGAAAGGTGGATGACGTTCGATGATAAAACATGAAGTGAATGCACGAGGCGATCGTTCTCAATGTGGGTCTCCAGGACATTCGGACACGATTCTTACATGTTCCTGTGGGTGGGAAAAGCGAATTTCTCACCAGCACACAACTTCCTCCGAAACGCAAGACGCAATTTTATATCACCGAATCACGTCTATTGAAAAGGAGTTGGGTATCGAGTTCAAGATTTCGTATGGGAAGAAGGACGGATGATGTACGAGGGCGATTGGCGCCCGATCGAGGGTTTTCCCGGTTACAGCATAAACCCCCTGGGACAGGTTTCGAGAGACTCCACCGGGCGGTTGCTGGTTCCGAGATTCAACCAGTACGGTATTCCCTACGTTGGCCTCATGCGAAATTGGCAGCAGTGCAGCCGATCGCTGCCGCGTCTGGTGGCCCGTGCGTTTCTGCCGTCTCCGTCGGACATCTTCGACACGCCGATCCAGATCGACGGCGATCGATCCAACTGTCGGATGGACAATCTCATGTGGCGCCCACGGTGGTATGCGGTCCTTTACAACCGACAATTCGAGGATCGCTACGATCACCCCATCGAAGCACCTATTCGGGCCGTGAACGAGGGAGAGCGCTTTCCGAACTCTTTGAGGGCGGCGAGTCGATACGGGCTGTTAGAGCGCGAAGTGGTGCTGTCCGTCCTCAACCGGATCCCAGCTTGGCCCACGTATCAATACTTCGAACTCGTGACGATGAACTAGGAGACAGATGGAACCGCAAATCTTGGTAAACGTTGCGTTGCGTCTTCCGCAAGCGGATCGTCGAGCTCTAGCCGACCATTTGGCTCCCGTCATCAAAGAAGCTATCATCGCCGGAGGCGACACAGTAAACGTCAGTTTGCAGCCATATGACCCGGATGAAGACCCTTATAGCGACTAAAACACGTCGTATTTTTTTCAGATATTGGAACGCACGTAATTCGCGGCATGTAATAGAAGGAGGGAACATATCCTTTCTTTTTGCCTAGCTCGAAAGGAGGATTTCGTGACCGAGAACGCCTACCAGGCAAAGTTGATCCGTAAGCTGAAGCGGATGTTTCCCGGCTGCGAGGTCCTCAAAAACGATCCGCAGTATTTACAGGGAATTCTCGATCTCACCATATTCTGGGGCCCTCTCTGGGCCATGTTGGAAGTCAAGGCCTCGGCTACAGCTAGAGAACGTCCCAACCAGGACTACTACGTGCGCCAGATGAATGACATGTCGTTCGCCGCGTTCATCTATCCCGAGAACGAAGAGGAGGTGCTCACTGCGCTTCAAGAAGCATTCGCATCTCGAGGGTCAGCATGCGTTTCTCAGTCCTAGTTCGTATCATTGGATCAACTACGACGAGGAGAAGTTGCAGTTCCGGTACAAGACTCTGCGGGCGGCTCTTGAAGGAGTGGAGCATCATCGCTACGCAGCGATCTGTATCGAAGAAGGGATCGTTCAAGATGACGAAAAGACTACAGTTGGGTTGTACATCAACCAGTGCATCCAGTACAAGATGTCCTCTGAGATTGTGCTGTTCTATTCGCCGAATGCCTTCGGCACCGTCGACGCCATCGCCTACCGGTATCGACTTCTTCGTATCAGCGACCTCAAGACGGGTGCCACTCGAGTTTCAGAGCATCAGCTAGAAGTTTACGCTGCGCTCTTCTGTCTCGAATACGAGATAGACCCGTTCTCCCTGCGAGGCATAGAGCTTCGCCTCTATAAGGACGGCAAAGTACACGTGTACGATGCCGACCCATATTTCATAAAGGGGATCATGGACAAGATCGTGTTGTTTGATGGAATTCTCAATCGACTCAGAGAGGAGGTGTCGTAGTGCGTTTGGATGAAGGCGAATATCTGGCCCATTACGGCATCCTTCGGAAGTCTGGTCGCTATCCGTGGGGATCGGGAATCAATCCGTTGCAGCGCTCGAAGACGTTTTTGGACATCATCGAGCAGCACAAGAAGGTCGATGGAATGACCGAATCCCAGATCGCGAAGGCGTACCATACAAAGGAGCACCCGTTCTCGGTTGCAGACATTCGGGCCCTGAAGTCTCGAGCGACTAATGAAGTGAAGTTGGATCAGATTCGTACTGCCCAGCGTCTCCGAGACAAGGGTATGGGTGCGTCTGCGATTGCAAGGCAGATGGACCTCAACGAATCTACCGTCCGTTCGCTTCTGGAGCCAGGACGTCAAGAGAAGCTCGATATCCTGAAGTCTACCGCAGACATGCTCAAGCGGCAGGTCGAAGAGAAGGAATTCGTCGACGTAGGAGCAAGCGTCGAGAAGGATCTTCCCATCGGCGACAATCCTGATGTGAGAATCGGGATCAGCCCGGATAAGTTCAAGACGGCTCTCTCCATGCTCAAGGAGGAGGGCTATAGCGTTCATCCGGTGTACACTAGGCAGGTAGGCACGGGCGAGATGACTCGCAATCTGGTTCTCGTCAAACCGGGTGTAACTAGGCGAGATGCCTTCGTCAATCGGGACAAGATCCGGTTGATCTCGGAGAAGTCTGACGATCGTGGACGTACTTACACCACAAATCTCGGCATACAACCTCCTATCAACATCAGTTCCAAGCGAGTCGGTATTCGCTACAAGGAAGATGGTGGCGCCGATGCCGACGGTGTCATCTACGTTCGTCCTGGTGTACCTGATGTCTCTCTTGGTAAGTCTCGCTACGCCCAGGTTCGTATCGCTGTCGACGACACCCATTTCCTGAAGGGTATGGCCGTCTACAAAGACAATCTACCTAATGGGGTGGATCTACAGTTCAACACCAACAAGTCGAGCACGGGAAATAAGCTCGACGCGATGAAACCGCTCAAGCGAGTCAAGGAAACGGGCGAGATCGATCGTGATAACCCGTTTGGCGCCGTTATCAAGGACGGTGGCCAGATCTTGGGTAAGGACGGTAAGGTTTCTTCGGCGATGAACATCATCAACGAAGAGGGCGATTGGAATACGTGGTCGAGGAACCTTTCTAGTCAGGTGCTTTCCAAGCAATCGCCAGATGATCTGATAAAACCACAACTGGATCTGACCTACGATCGACGGCGATCTGAGCTCGAAGAGATTCGAGGTCTGACCAACCCACAGATCAGGAAAGAACTGCTCAAGACGTTCGGGGACGAGACCGATGCGGCAGCCGTGCATCTCAAGGCTGCCAACATGCCGCGTCAGGCAACGAAGGTAATCCTCCCTTCGAACCACGTGAAGCCTCATGAGATCTTCGCACCCACGTTCAACAATGGGGAACGCGTTGCTCTGGTGAGGTTTCCGCATGCCGGACGGTTCGAGATTCCAGAATTGACGGTCAACAACCGATCTCGTGAAGCTAGAAAGATGTTCGAAGGGAAGGCGGATGCGCCCGATGCGGTGGTCATCCATCCTAAAGTGGCTGAACGTCTGTCGGGTGCGGACTTCGACGGCGATCATGTGGTGGTCATTCCCAACAACCGAAAGCAGATCACTAATCAGCTGCCTCTAGAGGGGCTGAAAGGTTTCGATCCTCAGTCGTACGCGGTTCCGATCGGACCTAAGTCCGAGAAGTACCCTGATGGTAAACCCAGCATTGAGCCTGCTCGCAAACAGCAGGAGATGGGAAAGATCACAAACCTGATCTCAGACATGACGGTCAGGGCAGCGAACTCTGATGAGCTTGCTCGTGCGGTTCGGCATTCCATGGTGGTCATCGATTCCGAGAAACACAATCTCGATTTCAAGAGGTCGGAGCGAGATAACGGGATCCTGGATCTGAAGCGTAGGTACCAAGGCGTTCACGCAAGTGGGCAGCCAAAGGGCGCTTCGACATTGATTACCAGGGCTGGGTCTGAGTGGCGAGTTCCTAAACGGAAACCTCGTCCTGCTGCTGAAGGTGGGCCTATCGACAAGGCCACAGGTAAGAAGATGTTTGTCGAGACGGGTGAATCTACGGTTCGGTACAAAGGACCGAATGGCGACCCCATCACCAAGTCATTCCGAACACGAGAACTCGCTGAAGACTACGTGCGAGATCATGCCCCTGGTGGGAAGATCGAGATTCGGAAGTTCAAGACTGAGAAGCTAGCCGAAACGGATGATGCTCACACGCTCGTGTCCGAAGGTAGGGGTACGCGCACTGAGCAGATCTACGCTGATCATTCCAATAGGCTCAAGGCTCTGGCTAATGAGGCTCGTAGGGACATGGTCAACACCGAGACCATCCCCTATTCGCCATCGGCGAACAAGGTGTACAAGCATGAGGTGAATTCGCTCAAAGCAAAGCTAAACAGAGCTGAAAAGAACGCCCCCCTCGAACGACAGGCCCAGGTGGTGGCCAATCGGACAGTGGCTCAGAAGAAGCGAGCCAATCCCAACATGGACAAGGATGAAGAGAGGAAGATCAAGGGTCAAGCCTTGAACGAAGCTCGACTCCGTACCGGTGCTGGTAAGGTCCGTCTAGGATCGAAAGAATCCCCCATCACCAATCAGGAATGGGATGCCATTCAGGCTGGAGCTATCTCTAATCACATGTTGGAGAGGATCCTCAAGAACTCTGACCTGGACGCTATCCGTAAGCGAGCTACTCCTCGTGAGAATCCAGTGATGACGTCGATCATGACGGCTCGTGCCAAGCAGATGTTGGCATCAGGCTATACGCTGGCCGAAGTGTCAGACCATCTAGGCATTGCTTTGTCCACGTTGGCGTCAGGTGTTGAATGATGGGAGGTGAGATGATCAACACGGATCTGCCTAGCCGACCTGAGTTCATGCTGACAACAGTGGACAACCCATACGATCCATTCACACAGTGGGACGAATGGTTCGCTTGGGATCAGAATGCTGGATACCATACACCAGGTCTTCTGGATCGGATCGCGCGCCTAAGCGATGATCTTGCTGAAGGAGATCAACACCTCGCCATCCAGCAGGCCATCGATGAGATCGTTCGAGAGAATGTTCTTGGTGTGTTTCGTAAAGTGAAAGAAGGAGAAGTCAACGCTTCCTGAATCAAGCTTGATCTAAGCCCTAACCCCTAAGGCTGTGGAAACGGTTCTAGTAGACATACAAGGAAGTATCGACATCGTCTTCCTCGAATAAAAGATCGTGTCTGGTCGGTAGAGGAGAGGAAACGACATCGGCTGAAACAATTCATCGATCGTGTTCGTTTCGCAATGCAGCAACAGCGAAAACGAATTGGAAAAGATGAGAATAAAAAAAGGGGGTTAGGGGGGAGGGGTCAAAAAAAATCGACCCCCCCCTCGCAT